ATGTAATGTCATTTATGGACATACACACGATTGCCAACGAAGTGTAATGCAACACATTTCAGGCATACATATTGCACAATCAATGGGGTGTTTGTGTAAGATAAAAAAAGATTTTTTAAAAGGTAGAAAGGTAAACTGGACACATAATGTAGGGATTGTAGATTTCTTTACTGATGGATGGTTTAATCTTATCACTTTAGATATACATAATGGAATGACAACTTGGAACAACAAAATAATTAAGGGGGACTAATGGACTTAGGTCAAACAATAAAACGAATCAAAGAACTATCTGTAATGCTACAAGCAAAGACTATATCAGATAGAGAGAAAGAGTTTTACCTACCTGAATTACATAGACTAATTGATTCGTTAGAAGTTCCTCAACTAATAGGAGAATTTGAGAATGACTACATATCTTGATACATATTGCACAATAGATGATATACAACTGGTAGCCCCATTTGTATTTGATTATGACAGAAAAAGAACTATCACAAACTGGGTAAGTCATAGTGGTAGTGGGAATAGTGAGATATTCAAAGCTGGAAGTGTTGGTAAGTTTACCATGCTTTTTGAAAACGACATCGAACAAACATTGGTAGCAGACATCGGAAGCATAGATGCAGATGGTAAATACTACTTTGATGAAGATGCAGATGTTGTTTACTACAGACCAACATCAAACAGCAATCCCAATTATGATGTAACTATGACAGCAGGAAGGGATAATAAAACACTCTTTAATGAGTTTATATCGAGAAGTTCTGACTTTGTTCGTTCTTATATCAATAAACCAATCTACAAGAACAAGGGTGTCGGAACTGGGGATAGTTTAGGTAGGGATTATCCTGAAGTAATCGTTAGGGCTACTGCATTATTAGCAGCATCTATGGCAATATTACCATACGATGAACAACATGGACTACGATTACAAGTTCAAGTATATGACACAGAAGGTGGAACTGGACTATTAGACTTAATTAGAAAAGGTGTTATTAGCTTAGACCAAGATGAAGATGGTAGAGATAAAATCGTAAAAGAAGTATCGATTGATGCAAGTACAACTGGTGCTATTGTAGACACTTATGGTTATCCAAGTGTGTCTTATGATAGAATCAAGGTCATTATTGAAACTGGTGGTACTTTTGCAGCAGGTTCTACATCTACTGTAACCTATAAGACTTTTGTAGGAGATGATTCAGGACTAAAAGTAAATCAAGTCCAAGAAGCAGAAGTTGTTGATGGATCGTTTCAACCAGTAGGACATGGAGTTTATGTACGATTCTCAACTGGAGTATATACTGCCAATGATGAATGGGAAGTAGAAGTATCAGGATTAGACCACACAAGTGGTGGTGGAATTGAAACAATACAACTTAAAAGGAGATAAAGATGCCTTATCATAAAGGAAAAAAGAAAAAAAAGAAGATGAAAAAAGGTAAGAAAAAATAATGTCAGTTTTTAAAAAGAAACCAAAGAAGAAAAGAAAAGCACCGAAGGGATTTCATATAATGCCTAATGGTCAATTAATGTCAGATGCAGCACATAAACCTTTAAAATTACCATTGAGAAGAAATGCACGAAAGTAGAAAAAAGAGATTATTAAAAAAGTATGGTTTAAAAGGAGTCAATAGACCTAAGATGACACCAAGTCATAAAACCAAAAAAGCGATTGTACTATCTCAATCAGGACATAAGCTAAAGTTAATACGATTTGGTTCACAAGGTATGGGACATAATTATAGTGCTGCTGCAAGACGAGCATTTAAATCAAGACATAGAAGAAACATAGCTAAGGGTAAATCATCTGCTGCTTATTGGGCAGATAAGTTTTTATGGAGTCCTGGTGGAAGTAAGAAAAATCCACCTAAATCACAAAAGAGGGTTTATGGCAAAAAAAGGTAACATAAACATTGTCAGAAGAAATGGTAAAAAGAAAACAAGACAAGGTATGAGCAACAATACCAAGTATGGCACAAAAACAAGTAAGAAATATTATAAAAAAAGAAGTAGAGGACAAGGATAATGGCAAGAGTAATATTTGAAAACATTTATAAAGAAAGAGTATTAGATAATATTCAAAAACTTATTAAACAAACTATTCCAAGTGTTCCTTTGTATTATGATGAACATAGGGGGCAAGAAAGTTTTTTATTAAGACCACAATCTGACACCTTTATAGATTATGCAAGCAATGCCCACATAAGACAATATGAAACATTGATTAGTTTTCAAATTATTTCAGGTTCTGATTATACAAGAGATAAAGATATACAAAGATTAACTGATGTTGCAGAACTTGTAAAAAGAATCTTTTTCGATAATCGTGATTTAGGAAATACGAATCTTACAGATTGGTATAATGCCAAAGTAACCGATATTATTTACGAAAGAGATGAAGAAGATACAGAAGTAGAAAGATTTGTAATGACTTTAGAATGTAATGTAAATGAAGGGGTTTCATAATGAAATATAAACATATTAAAGGACTTCAACTTCAAAAACCAAGTTATTTAGAAACACCTAATCAAAAGATTAGAGAATTGTTAGAAGGTAAAGAAGTGGAGTTAAATGAAGAAAATGTGGCTGAATTTGAATCATTAGGTGTTCAAGTAGAGCCAGTAAAAAAAGAACAACCTAAAAAGAAAAAAGTTAAAAAAGAGGAGTAATAACAAATGGCTATAAGTTCCAAAGTCTATGGCAAAAGCCAATATGCCATAGGTATTAAACAAAAGAATGCAACTGCTTTTGAAACAGCAGGTGCAAACGACACAGCATA